CTGAAATAATGAGCCGATACAAAGCCGAAGGGAAAACAGAAAAACAGATACGCGAATTGTATAAGACAGTCGCAGGAAAACTTCACTTAAATTAAGGGGGAAAAAGATATGGCATTTGAATTTTTCAGGTCAGAAACAGATGCAGCCCCTATCGAGAAAGAGATAGAAGCTGCTAATGGCACAACCTACAATCACGGTTGCCTTCTCGTTTACGGAGCAGGCGGAACAGCGTCAACAACAACGGCAAAGCCGGAGTTCGTTTACACAGGTAAAGACATCACAGCAAAGACTGGCGATAAGCTTGCAGTTCAGGTAGTTCTTCCTGAATACGAGTGGATCACTACTCTTTCTGCATCAGGAGCAAGCCTTAAGCCCGGTAACAAGGTTACTACTGACGGAACGCAGGCTACGGCTACAACGGCAAGCGGTGTATTCGAGCTTCTTACAGCAGGCGGAGCAAGCGGCGCAAAGGTTGTCGGCAGGTTCTAAAGAGAGGGGGAAAAAGATATGGCAGTAACATTTAGTAAGCATGGCGGTCAGAATGACGAAGCTTGGAAGGTTATTGACACCGAGCTTTCAATGGTTATTCAGGACACAGATACAGAGAAAAACAAAGACGACGAGCTGGTTAAAGCCCTTTTCAACGTAAAGACTTCAAAGAAGTTTGGTGAGAAGCAGGGTAGCATGACCGAGTTCGGTAACTTCGAAGAAGTAACAGAAGGCGATAACGGTATAGCAGATGATTATTCGATGGGATTCTCAAAGCTGATCGAGCATCATCAGTTTATCAAGACTTTCATGTGCACAAGAGAAGCAAAGGACGATGGAAACATCGATCTTATGAAGCAGACAGCAGCAAACTTCGTTCGTGCATACAAGAGATCAAGAGCACAGTTCGCATCAAACGCTCTTGTTTCAGAAGGCGCAACATTCCTTTATGGATCAAAGTCTTATGACAAGACTACTGGCGACGGCAAGGCACTCTTTGCTACGGATCATCTTGGAAAGAAGACTGGCGTACCTACACAGTGTAACGTATTCACAACTGCTTTTGGTAACGACGCTACAAACCTTTACAAGCTGGCTAACATTGGACGTAACTTCAAGAACCAGTCAGGTAACGTAATGGGATATACGTTTGACACGATCATCATTCCCGGAAATGCACCGAGGCTTGAAGACCTTGTTAAGACAATCATCCATTCACATCAGCGCCCCGGCACAAACAACAACGATATCAACACGCAGGAAGGCATTTGGAAGCTCGTTGTAGATCATCGTTGGGAAGCTGCATCAGGAACAGAACCTTACATCATCATGTCTTCGGAAGCACAGAGAGAGCTTAACGCTGGCGTATTTTACGACAGAGTAGCACTTGACGTTTCCAACGAAGTACTTAATAAGAGCCGCAACCTTGAATGGAGCGGTTACGCAAGATGGAGCGCTGGTTTCAATAACTGGGCTGCTTACATTCTTGGTGGCGCACAGAGCGGACAGAGCATACCTTCATAATAAAGGGGGAAATCGCATGATACCTAAAGGACTTAAAGTAGGCGACACTTACCTTGAAGGCAAGCTCGTTTACAAAGTAACGAAGGTTGTTAGCGACAGCGTTTACGAAGCTACTTGGACGGGAGCTTTCTCGTCCAAGACAGCTCCGGCTGAACAACCGAAGGAAGAAGTAAAAGTAGAAAAGAAAGACGAAGACTATCTTTCAATGCCTTACGCGACATTAAAGAAGTTGTGTGCGGAAAGAGGACTTGACGCAACGGGCAAAAAAGATGAACTGATCGCAAGATTAGAGGGTTAAGAATGAGTACATGGTATGACCTTAAATTAGCTGTTTTACAGAAGATGTTTGCGGCAGATAATACCGTTGTTGTTGACGAGTCAACATCAGGATATATCTATGCTATGCCGCATTGCGCAAATGAGGGCCTTGCCTTACTTGCAACCGCAGGTAAGTTTATTACAAAAGAGCTTAAGATTGCGCAGATGAATATTGTTAATTTAGTTTCAGAGTCTATCTCTAACCCTATTCACGAGTTTTCGGACAGCTATTCATACCAAGCAGACGAAGGCCAGTCGTACTATTTCGAGGTATCGGGCGTCGGAGTATGCAATATATACGTTGATGATGCACTGGTAGAGACATTACCCATTGAAACGACTGGATATGAAGCCATGAAGGGCCTTATCGAAAACATAGAGAAGAAGCCCGTAAAGATGGAGTTTGTAACTTCCTTCCCAATGGGATTGAAGAACGCAGCAATCTACAAAGAATCGTTTGACGACGCAAGTAAAGTAGTACCGTTTACCGACAAGGTTAAGTATGACCTTAAAGAGCTTGCGCCCGACTTCTACATGATCGACCCGCAAGGTATTTACTTTGAAGGGGCATATCAGAAATATCTCCAAACATCAGACTTTTATCAGGAAGGGACAAAGACTTTAGTATTAGATCGAGACATGGTAGGTAACTTTACGATCTATTATAGGGCTTATCCCGAGCAGTTAACCCCGGACACGGAAGATGACTACGAGCTTCCAATTGATCCCGAGGTTTATGTTCTGCTGCCTTTGTATATGGCTTCACAGCTTTACAAAGACGATGATAACGGTATTGCTACGGCGTATCGTAATGAGTTTGAAGTAGGTTTTGAGAGATTGGTAAATTCCGCTAATCTGTCAGCGTATGAGCAGTTTACAAGTGAAAGCGGTTGGGTATAAACAATGGCTGTTTCTTTCAAAGTTCCGAAATCACCGAAAAAAAGCATATTTGTTATAGATGAATTTCAGGGCGTTGACCTTACCAATACCGGGTCGAACATTGACGAGACAAGAAGTCCTAATGCGGTGAACATGGTTCGTTATGTGCCGGGTAAAGTGCGTAAACGTACTGGATATCAGTCAAAGGTTGTTTTTGGAGAAATAGTTAACGTAAACCGTGCGGCAAACACGTCCAACACCTATGTAAGAGTTGATGTTACAGCTACAAGCTATGCCACAAGAAATACTTTTTGCAAGCTGTACGATGAATACGAAGGCCCTAATTTCTTTTGCACAATACGCGGAAAAGGGACTTATTCGATGGGCTGGCAAAAAGTTGACGGCAGCGGCAAAGGTATAACTTCATTCACGTTAGATGAAGAACACCCTGAAAAAGATGCGTGGTACTTTAACTGGGCGACACCTCAATTAGTAGACTCATTATATATCTATAAGACAAGCGAAGACCCCGAAGACTACTTGGAGATCAAAAATGTAAGGGTATATGCCGAAACAACCGCAACAACGCTTGACGAATGGAAAGCTTTACCGTGGACGCAAGCACCCGAAGATAAGGGCATTATTTACGTTAAAGAAACTTCAAAGCCTGCGATCTTTGGATGTCACCCTATAAAATCAGGTTCTTTTACTGGCAACAGAGTAGTTAATGTCAATCGTGCAGCTAACACGTCCAATACTTTTCAAACATTTACTTGCGACGATTCAAACTGGACGGTAATAACTGATACATACGACTTTATCTACGAAACCGAGCCATATGCTCAAACAACAAAAATTTTTACGGATTTTGACTATATTTCCGATTCAGAAGTTTTGCTGCTTGTAGGTGGTTGGTATTCAAGCTGGAACATTCTTCAAGATACGTCAGGGAATATTCAGCACTATTTTAAGCAAGAAAAAGCAGGATCATTTATAGATAGGCGCGTTGCTATTAAGGCGGTATCAGGAACAGCAACGGTTCAGATAAAAAACTTATCTGTATGCTACGAAAAAGACAGTAGTTATTCTTGGACGCCTGCACCCGAAGACCTTAACAGAGAGTTTAACATTGAAGATACTTATTATGTTGGCTCAAAGAATTATGCCGTTGTAGATCATGCAGGCGGAACAATAACGTCAACAAGTCTGTTCGGTCATATAGGGTTTGACGTAACCAATGCAACATCTAATGTAGAAGGCTTTTCCAAAATATCATTTGACCTTTACACGACTTCCAGTCAGAAGATTGATTATATAAAAGTCGAGACGGCAAACGATCAGGGCGGTTTATCGGGAATAAAGAAGTATTTTTATTCTGATGTTAACTCGGAACACGTTGAGTTTTATTTAAGTGCGGGAGAACCGCCTAGATATACAAAAACAATATGGGTAGATGTTTACTTTAAGACGACAGACGGCACAAGCACTGTACGCATATCAAACGTACAAGTGCAGTCGATCAAGGGTCGTGATACCTACGAGATATCGCAGAAGTATTACATCTATCATGCCGGAAGAAAGTTTTATTTAAGAGCAAGTAACGCTACAAAGCTTACAGAGATATATTCACTTGCTAATCAGCATATAAGTAAGTCATGGCAGCTTAACGAGAAGTTATTTATCCTTGATGGTAGAAACATTTACTCGTATTCCGTAGGCGATGATACAGTAAAGGTATTGTCGGCAGGCGATGGCTATATACCGCTTGTAACGATATCAAAGCTTCCTGATGGCGGTGGAACAACATACGAAGCGTTAAACATGCTTCAACCGGGATTCTATGAGCAATTCCTAGTACAGAGCGCAGATGCAACAAAGACGGCATTTCATTTGTCGTTTAGCGGCCTTGATGATACGAAGACAAAGGCGTGGCTGCTTGACAATAACGGTAACTGGGTAGAGAAGACCGAAGGAGTACATTACACCGTTGATAGGGCGTCGGGAATAATCACATTTACCACAGCACCGGGCGTTACACCTTTAACTGGTGAAGATAACGTCAAAATCCTTGCATATAGGACAGTACCCGATTATGCAGACCGCATTTCAAAATGTACGGTTGGAACGCTATTCGGCGTAGGCGGTGCGGCAGACAGACTGTTTTTGAGCGGAAATCCCGATCATCCTAACTGGGACTTCTATTCAGAGCAGTACGATCCGACATACTTCCCGGACACGGGGTATTCACAGCTAGGGTCGGCAGCAAGCTCGATAGTTGGTTATGCAATTATCAACAACTATCTAGCAACCTTTAAGGACGACTTCGATACTTCGCAGGCGGTCTTCATACGAGAAGGCGACCTTGTTAAGAGAACCGTCACAACATCAGGCGGTGCGAATGTTGAAGTTTCCGATCCAGCGTTCAAGTTAATAAACACACTTCAAGGAAACGGCGTTGTAGCGCCGTATTCTTTTGGGTATTTGCAGACAGAACCGCTGTTCCTTACAAAGTCGGGAATATATGCGATAACTGCGCAGGATATCACGGGTGAAAAGTATTCACAGAACCGCTCGTTTTACCTTGATGGCTTCTTACGAGAAGAAGACCACATGGAAAATGCGGTTGCCACGGTATTCAACGATCAGTACGTTCTAGCCTTAAACAACAAGTTTTATATCCTTGACGGGTTGCAGGCAACAAGAACGGATAGATCAGAGCCTTACGCAACAAGACAGTATGTAGGCTTCTATTGTACCGATATCCCTGCCGTTTCGATATGGACTGACGATCAGGCATTGTGGATAGGAACGAACGACGGTAGGGTATGTAGGTTTGCCACGGAGATTGAAAACCTTGACTCATACAACGACGACGGCGACCCTATTTACTGTTGTTGGGAAACGCCTGATTTAAGTGGAAAGCTGTTCTACAAAAACAAGACGTTCAGATACTTTGCGATCCGAATGATGCAGGCTTTAAGGACTTCCGTTAAGATGTACGCCCGAAAGATGGGTACATGGAGTTTCATTAAAGAAGATACCCGGTCAGGTATA